GCTTATCTCGGGCTTGCATCGGGGCTTCCGCAGACAGGCAATCCGCCGTATTATCCCGACAGCATTCTGGCGATCTATCCCAAATGGTTCGGTGCTGCTACCGAAATCACCGGAACTGCTGATGGAACCACGGGAGTCATTATCAACGTGGATTCGACGGCTGGCGTTGTCGCGGGCCAGTTCATAACGGCGCCCAATACGGCGCAAGGAACGGTAGTCGCTTCCGTTGTTCCGAATACGAGCATCACGCTTTCAAATGCTCCCTCACAGGCCGGAGCGATCACGCTTTCGATCTATGAGGCTCCCCCGGTTCCGCTGGCGCTGATTCAGCTCTACATCAATATCGCCTATGCCAGCCTTATGCAATCGCGCTGGCGTGAGCAGTGGCCTCTCGCGATGGCGCTCTATGTTGCTCATTACCTGACGCTTTGGGAACAGACCGAAGGCCAGCCACAAACCACCGGAAGCCAGATTGTAGCGAATAGTCTGCAAGCTGGAATCACAATATCCCAAGGTGCGGACGGCGTGAGTCAAGGGCTTGCCATCCTCGAAACGCTGGCTTCATGGGGAACCTGGACACTCACGCAGTACGGTGTGCAACTGGCTACAATGGCGCGGCTCTGCGGATCTGGACCGATCTACGTGCGCGCCGGCGGCTGTGGCCCACAGGTTCAGGGCGGCGGAGGTTGGCTGTGAATATCAGCTACAGTTCAAGCGGGCCGGGAATGCGCCAGATTTACGATGGGATCGCAGCTTTGCAGGGCGCGGATGCGCTTGTGGGAATTCCCGAAGGCGACAACCGGGAAGAATCCCTACTGGCGCGCGTGTCACTTCTCAAGCCCACAAAGAGCGGGAAACCGGGCAAGCTCGCGCGCAGGCTATTGGAAGCAGCGAAGAAACCGATCTCAAACGCAGAACTTCTCTTCATTTTCACAAATGGTTCTCCTCTGCGCGGCCAACCTCCCCGCGTAGTCATCGAGGCAGCAATCGAAGCCGAACCCACTAAAACATTAATTGCAAAATACATAGCGGCGGCTTCGGTTTCTGCTCTCGATGGCGATTATGACGGCATGATGCAGAATCTCGATCGCGCCGGCCAGATCGGGGAATCCGCCTCGAAACGCTGGTTCACCGATCCCAGAAACGGATGGGAGCCGAATAAACCATCGACCATCGCCCACAAGGGCAGCGACAGACCCGGAATCGACACAGGACAAATGCGCAGAGCTATACTTCATCAGGTAGAGCGTGGCGGGCAGGCGCATCAAGGAAATGCTGCGGCATTGCCACCAAATTCGGAAATTTCTTGGAGTCACAATATCACCGAGATTATCGATGAGGTTCTTGAAGACACAGAAGAGGTTATAGCAATATGATCGTCTACATAGCGACGCATCGTCATAGCGGAAAATCCTATGTGGGCTTAACCAAATTTTCTCTGGAAAAGAGAAAACGCCAGCATTGCGTTCCACGCTCCAAATCGGTTTTTAGTCAAGCGATAGCAAAGTATGGCCTCGATGCTTTCGATTGGTCGATTTTGGAAATCTGCGCAACTCCACAGGTGCTTGCAGAGCGAGAACGCTATTGGATTAAAGAACTTGGAACGTTGCACCCCGGAGGATACAACTTCACTTCTGGTGGTGATGGAGCGTTGGACATGCCGCCCGAGGTCAGACAAAGAATATCTAAATCAAAGATGGGCAAGAAACAATCTGAAGAAACAAAGGCGAAGCGCGCAGCGAAGGCCAAAGGTCGCAAAATGTCACCCGAATTCGGTGCTAAGATTCGAGCGCGGATGCTTGGAACACATCTATCAGAACAGACAAGGCGCAGGCTGTCAGAGATTCAGAAGGGACAGAAGCGTAGTCCGAGGAGTTTAGAAATACGCGCGAAAATATCCGCATCCCATATGGGTAAACGACTATCGCCAGAACATCGCGCCGCTTCTTCTAAGGGATGGTTCACTGGAAAATCATGGAATGAAGGTCTTACATTGAGCGCCGAACGCAGGGCGAGGATGTCTGAGGCCCATAAAGGCAAAACGCATTCTGAAGAAACGCGAGCAAAAATGCGCGAATCGCATCGGCGCAGATTGGTGGCGTTCTAATGCCTACAATCAGCCTCACGCGAGTTGCAAATAGTGCCGCATTTGCCCAGAGCTATATCGTGAATCGATCAGTCGGAAACTGGCAAGAAGGCGGGTATGTTTTCACCACAACATCCATCCCTTTCTATGGGATTGTGCAGCCAGCAACCGAATACGATCTTGCTCAAGTTCCCGAAGGAGATAGAGTTACAGGAATGCTCGGATTCATCTCCGAGCAACCCATGTACAAGACCTACGTGGAAGGAAGCGTTTCGGGAATTGGAGATCAAATTGTATGGCGGGGCCAGAATTACAAAGTAGTCGCTGTCGTGCCCTGGCGAGATTTCGGCTTTGCAAAGGCCATTGCTGCGAGGTTGAGCGGTGAGTAGTTACGCAGTCCCCAACGTGGGCACGATGACCTCTACGGGCCTCACCGCTCAGCAGATGAGCATTCTCTTTCAAAACATCACCCTGCAATGTCTCGGGATCACTCCTAGCGGTCCGACCGATCAGCAGGCGTATTTCAATGTGCGCATCGATTGGCCTACTACCGGCCAGCCTGCATGGGCGATCACGGATGACATTGCGTTCCTGCGCTGCGTTGAAGTTCCTGATCGCTACAACACCGCACACGAGGTTCAGCCCGTAACTCAGGAACCTCCAACGTATCCCGAAACCACGATCTACACGCGCGTATGGCAGACGGATTTCATCTTCTATGGCCCGAATAGCTTTGATCGCGCGCGCCAGGTCAAGGCGTGTCTCTACCAGGATTTCGTTCATGCTATTCTTGAGGCGTCGAATTTATACCTCGACACAGTTATCGGAACGCCACGCCGCACGCCTGAACTCTTCCAGAACCAATGGTGGGAGCGGACAGGGTTTTCGGCGCGGATGAATGAGCAGGTGACGGACGTGCTCGTGAAGCCGGCCATCCAGCTCGCCAACATCATCCTCGAGGATGTGAACGGGATATTTGCGGAAATAACGGTTGATTTGTAGGAGCTTACGAAATGGCCACTCAAGCCTTACCGCTTTCGATTCTATGCGATGTGACGGTTTCAGTCACTCCCGCAGGCGTAGCTGTTCCGGCTTTCAACCAGGGATTGATTGGGGGTAATTCTGGCCGCTTGCCGTCTTACGGCGCGAATTCCCGCGTTGCCCTCATTCCAGGAACGACATGGGCGTCTTCGATGGCCGCTCTCGGCTATCAGCCCACCGATCCTGAATACATCGCAATGGGCTTGTATTTCGATCAAGATGCGCCCCCGGTCACGCCGCCCCAATACGGCTGGGTCGGATGCCAGGATCCCACAGCGATTGCAGCCATCACCGTCGATTCGAGTTCGGCCGGCACAGGCTGGAAGCTGAACGATACCTTCCTCATTTCACAATCGAACGCCTCATTTGGATACGGCCAGGTGACAGGTGTCAATGCGGGCGCAGTGACCTCAGTCGCCTTCATTCCCGGGCAGCAGGGAACCGGCTATTCGGTCGCCAATGCTCTGACCACGACCGCACAGGCACCGAGTACGGGCATCAATCTTGAAGTCAATATCACTGCGGTAGGCGAAACGGTTTTGCAGGCGATTACAGCTTGCCGGCTTGCGAACACAAACTGGTACGGATGCATGTGGACGAGCGCCGGAGATTCCGATGTCGCTCCGATCGCAGCCTATGAGCAAAACGTGCAACCGGCCATGCAATATATCTATTCGACCACAAGCCTTTCCGCGCTTCAAGGAACCACAGGAAACGTGTTCTCGGCAATCAGGGCACTCAATTATGGCCGTGTGCAGGGCATCTATACGAGCACCAGCAATGTCCCGGTTCCACCCGCGCCGAATAACGTCTATGCCGCTGCCGCACTTCTGGGAATAGCAATGGGCCTGAATACCGGGGCTCCGAACAGTGCTTTTACGATTGCGGCCAAGACACTTGTCGGCATCCAGACCACCGTTCTAACCCAAGCCCAGATCAATGTATTTGCCGGAACTCCGGGCCTTGGATTCGGAAACAATGGCAACAGCTACAACAATTACGCAAACAGCTACGATTTCTACTATCAGGGCGTCAATGGAAACGGCTTGAGCTTCACGACCGTTCAAGGCCTCGACATGCTGGCTGCGGATTGCCAGATTTCAATTCTTAATGTGCTAAAGAGTCTTGCGTCAATTCCGCAGACCGATCCCGGACAGGCCTTAGACCTTAATGCATGTCGCGGAGCATGTTCACGATCGGTCAATCGTGGATTCCTTGCCGGGGGTGTATGGAATGGCCCAACACTTTTAGCTGGGACTGCGCAGGCACTTACCCCAGGAATCGCACTTCCAAGTGGTTATTGGGTAGGTTCACTTTCTTATGTTACTCAAACCGCAGGAGATAAAGCGCTATTCAAATCAATGCCAATTTACATTGGGGTGATCACAGCCGGAACGCAGCAGAGTTTCGTAATCGGAATTTCGGTTCAGCAGTAACAGGAGATCAAGATGGCGAACGGAACAACGACATATTCATTCAAAGACCTCACAGGGGCAATCGCCTCTCCGCTGGCCGGATCTTTCATCCTAGCTGGCGGCAATATCGGCGATGGCAAGATCACTGTGGAAATGACCCACGAGTGGACGGAGCATGACGTGTCTGCGGACAGCGCCGTGATGGTTTCCGCATCCCCTGGCCAGAATGGAACCGTCAAGGTATCGTGCCAGCAGACCTCGGCAGTCAATGCGTTCTTGAAGACTGCTTTGAATCTGCATCAAACAGAACTTCTCAACAGCAATTCAACGAACTGGGCGGCGATCGCGCTTGATCTTCAGAATCTCGTGACCGGCGATCAGAACGTTTGCACGGGCGTTTCGTTCTCGAAAAAGCCCCCGCAACCCTATGGAGCGAAGGGCGAATACCTTGAATGGACGCTCTTTGCCGCTAACATTGCTAATCAGTAAGAGGGATCATGGATCACAAGGACGTTCAGATCGGCGAGCATCTATACCGCATCGGCCAGTTGAAGGCAGCGGATGGAAGCTGGATTTATTCGACATTCGTCAAGCGCTATAGAGCCTATCAGGAAGCACAGCCGGCGAACTCAACAAACGGAACGCAGGAAGCGCCAACGGTTGCCCCTGAAGTCGGATTCGCCATGACTGCCCAGTTCCTTATCGAACAACTCAGCCGCGAGGAATTGGCCGAGGTACAACAGCTTTCACTCGCCTGTTGCGGGCGCTACAGTTCCAAGACGGGCACGCAGATTGCAATGCCGATCTTGCACAGCGATGGACGATACGCGATCGCCGATCTTGAATTCGATGCTCCGCTGGTTTACAAGCTCACAACAGAGTGTGTGGCGTTCAATATCGCCCCTTTTTTTCCAGGCGCCGGATCGAGTTCGAGCGAGACCCCGGCGACGATTGTCCAGGGACAGAGTACCCAACCCTAGATGGGTTTCTTTGGCGCCCGGTGATGGCTGGACTTTGGCAGCATCGGGACGTGGTTCAGGGAGTTTTCAGTTTCAGGGATTTGTGCGATGCGCACGAGTTTTTAGATGTGAAGGAAAAGAACGAAGCCGACTTCCGCGCATGGAGAGCGGCAAAGGCGGATTGAGCGATGGCATTAAAGATTCAACGGTCGTTTTTGCCATCTGCGCTTGGCCCGGTTGTTCGCCTGCTCTTTCGCCGTAGCCCACTTGCAATTTCCTGGTTCATATCCCTTATCGTTATTGATTCTCTCGATACTCATATGAGGGGGCGGCTCTCCCATATCTGCGAGAAAATTCTCGAAAGATTCCATCCACCTATCGCATACCTTTATCCCACGGCCTCCGTAGCGTTCAAAAACTGGATGCGATGGATTATTGCATCGCTGCCTGATATGGCACCACGAATGAAAGGCGCGGGAAGATTTAGATTTTCCGTGCTTGGTATTCAATCGCACACGCAAAGCGCGCGCTTCCGTGCCTTTGCATCCACAACTTCCAGTCCCTTTATGCAAAAGTTGAGCCGTCGAAATGAAGTTTTCTTTTCCGCACGAACATTTGCAGAGCCAATAGACTTTGTCGCCTCGTCGCTCCACAGTTTCCGTGACCGTCAATCTATCAAATATCCTGCCTGCCAAATTGATCCTTCGTTGGGTATTTCCGAGTCTCCAATTTCGCATAATGTGAAGTATAACACTAACGTCTCAACTTGGGGGCTAATGTTGTGGCAGAAGTGATCAAAAGTTATCTCGTGTCTTTGTCCGGGTCGGTGGACAGGGCTTCATTCGATAAATTCGCCGGCGCCCTCCAAGGCGCGGAAAAGCAAGTCCAGTCCCATGTCGGTGGCATTGTCGGCACCTTCCTTAAATTCCAGGTAGCAGGAACAACTGCCTTTGCATCGGTGGGATTCGGGCTCATCTCCTATATCGACAAGCTCGCCCAGGCTGATCTAAAGACCCAGCTTCTCGCAACCCAGAACATGATGAGCATCCAGCAATATCGCTCCGTTTCGACGGCGCTTGACGTTCTGGGAGTCACGCTGAATGATGTGTTCTTTGGCACCAAGGAACTGCAAGAACGATTCCACATGCTCATCGACGATCAGAAGCAGCTTGCGCTGATGCTTGGGCCAGGATACGAAAAACAGCAGCAGATGGTGCGGGACGTGATCTTCCAACTCCAGCGTCTCGAGGTTAAGGGCCAATACTTCGGCATGAAGTTCGCCGCCGATTTGCTGGAGCATCTGGGGTTTGGCAAAGGAGGAATCGTTCTTGAGCTTGAGCGGCTGAATGATTTTGTGCTTGCCAATATGCCGCGATGGTCCGATGAGATTGTGAATCACATGATTCCGGCGTTGGGTATGACGTGGGACATTCTGAAGAAAACCGGTGGCGTGCTGCTCGATCTCTCGGTAGACTTCGATAACTTTGTGGGAACGCTTTCAGGCGATGATTCGATCAACACGAAAGCTGCATCTTTTGAGAGTTTTGCGCGATCGATTGAGCATGTCGTTTATTGGATCGGCGAAGCAATCAAGCTGATGCTGGGTCTTGAAAAGGTTGGCGTCGGCAGTGTCGGCGCCATCTGGGATCTCGGCAAAGCATTTCTGAATATGCCCACGCGCGGCGGAAGTTCCGCAACGATGTGGGCTGATTTGAATGCAGCCGCAGATCAGGCTATCAATGCAGTCCACGGTCTGGATCAGGTTGGCGGCGTTCTGCTGAGCGGAACGCGCTACGGCGATCAGTTCAACTCGGCGATCTCGACCGCAGCACTTGCATCGACCGTTGCTGGAACTCCTACTGCCAATGCGCACCAGATTGCACTGGATGTATCGCGCGAGACGGGCATACCGGCAAATCTTCTCTATGGCCAGATGGGAACCGAGACAGGCGGATTCAAGACCTTCGCTGGAACGAACAACTATGCGGGAATCAAAGTTGCAGGGACAGATACATTCCGCAACTTCCAGTCTGTCATGGATTTTGAACGCGCCTATGCGGATACGCTTAATTCATCGCGCTACGTTCAGAACAATATCCGTTCCGCTGTCACCGCGGATCAATTTGCAAGGGCCTTGCAAACACCCTCGGGTAACTACTATGGCAATGATTCGGAAGCAAACTATGCGCGCAATGTCGATTTATGGGCGGGAAAGTTTGGCCAGGTAACGATTGGATCCATCACGGTAAACTCATCGCCAAATTTCACGCCAGATCAGCATGCGGCGGCGATTCAGAAAGGCGTGAGCGCAGCGTTCAAAGAGCAGGAACGTGAATTGATGCTGGCCTTCGCGGGAGGATACAAGTAGATGGGCGGCATCTCACTTCCGCAAGTTTCATCGACCGCGCTTCTAGGTGTGGGCAGCATTGTTGTGTTCGCAGAATCTGCGGCAGAACAAGCCTCATCATTTGCAAATCAACAAGCATTGCTCGGGCAGGTAGCAGGTCAAGACGTACAATTCAGACCTCCGCAGTGGTCACAACCAGCGCTTACCATGCTTACCGTTCCGGCAAACTATGTACAGGCGCAGAACGGAAACAGCGCAGTCGGCGGCACATCAACGGGAGCGATAGCGCCGAGTTCTCCTGCTGCTCCCAGTCCGAACACTGTCCCTCAATATCTTGTTTTCGATGGCGTGATGCGCCTTTCTCATTCACAACGCGCGAGACCGACACTTCATCCGATTCAAGATAATGCAAACGTCACCGATCACATCATCCTCGATCCCGCGCATCTGGTCATGGATGTGCTGATGACTGACGTGCTTCAGCCATATGCGGAAGGTCAGTGGGTAGGGAATCCATCGAAGTCCATTTCCTGCTTTGAAACGCTGGACAATCTTAGGCAGGCGCGTGTTCCGCTCACGATCACAACGCGACTCAAGACTTACGTGAATATGTTCATCGTCGATGTGCAGCCCAACGACACAGTGAAGGAACGTTATGGGCTGCGCGCAACAGTCGAGTTTCAGCAAATCTTTCTCTTCAATGTGGCGACGCAAACCGTCAGTGCGCGCTCACAGACCACCGGCAGCACCACTATAGGGCAGACAAATCCAGAGCCCGTTCCCTCCGGAGTACAGGCCCAGAACGGATTGTCTTCGACAGCCACTGATGTTCTATCGTCCGAAGCAATTCAGGCGGTAGAAGGGAACGTGATCGGTGCAGGAAACTGGTCTAGCAACAATACTGGAGGTCTGCCGCAACCATGAGCCAGATCGTTCCATTGACGAATGCGCCAAACCAAACGCTGAACGTCGCACTGAATGTCAATGGATCAGTGCTGCGCCTTGGTCTGTTTATTATGTTCAGCGAAATGGCCCAATACTGGATTATGAGCATCTTTGATGCAGGGGGAAATCTTCTTCTCTCTTCAGTTCCGATGATTACGGGAAGCTGGCCAGCATCGAATCTGCTGGCGCAATACGGATACCTGAATATCGGCAGCGCGTACATCATCAATCTAGGCCAAGTCTCGAACGATTATCCAGGCGCAAACGATTTAGGGAATAACTTTCTGCTTCTTTGGGATGACAACGCATGAGCGCGAATCCCTACAATCCGATTTCGCAGATTCCCAACATGGGGCGCCAATGGTCGCTTGTCGTGACAAGTCCTCCGGATGATACGGGGAATTCCACACAGGCGACACTCGCATCGACAGGCTTCATTCCAGAACCTATGCGCCTCCTGTTCGAGGTCAATCTTCCGGGCTATTCCTCGCACGCAACATTCTGGACTGCGAAGATCGAGATTTACAACTTGGGAGTCGATCAGGCGCAGCAGTTCATCACTGGTCAGGGATCGACGGTCGTTCTCTCGGCGGGATTTCAGACAGGATCGTTCGGCATCATCTTTGCCGGCGAAGTTTATCAGGCGCTCTATGAGCGTCCGGACGTGATCGATTCCAAGGTTACGCTGATGTGCTACACGGGCATCAAGGAGACGATCGCGAACTTTGCGCAGTTCCGCGGCAATGCGAACATGACGCAGATGGCGTTGATCTCCAAGATGTGTGCAGGAGCGCAGAATCCAATTGCGATCAATTCGGGTTCCACTGACACGCTGAATTCGATGCCCACTGCGCAATCGCAGCTCCCAAGGGCAAGGCCTTTCTTTGGTGATCCGCACAAGTACATCGATGCAGTAGCGGCTGCGAACAATCTGCAATCATGGTACGGATCAGACGGACTCTCGGTTAGCACAATGAGCGATGCCGATGCTGTATCGACCATCACATATACATCGACCACCGGAATCTACGGCGTTCCGCAGCAAACACAGGATGGCGTGAACTTCATCGTGGCGCTCGATCCTCGCTTGCGCGTGAGCGTTCCGCCGATGCAGGTCAATATTGCCAGCTCGATCATCCGGCAATTTGAATTCACGCCTCCAGGATACAGGCCGATTCTCGATCCCAATGGGCTTTATCTCGTGAACGGTTTGCAACACCGTGGCGACTCACGCGGCAATCAATGGGAGACCGAAATTATTGCCTTCACAAGCATCGGCGGCCGTGCGGCGTATGTGTACGATGCAACAAGTCCAAGCGGTCCGGAACTCGATAGGAGAGCACCCTATGGGAACTAGCTCTCAACTCAAAGGTCTTGTATCGGTTCAGGACAGGCTTTCCATCAAGTCTGCCCCGATTCGGCTGGCATTGCATCAGTTTGAATGCGATCTGCGGGTAGCGATTCCCGGAATTGTGGTTACGAATCAGAATGGCGATCCATTCAATGCTGATCTCCAAACCGTATCTGTACAGCCATCGGTGCAGGAAGTCTTGCGAGTGAAGGCAATTCCAACACTGACCACGCTGCCAATCCTCGATGATGTGCCGTTCGTATTTCCGAGCGCGGGAGGATGGAATCTGACCTTCCCGATTGCGATCGGCGATGAATGTCTGGTGATCTTCGCAGATATGGCCTTTGACATGTGGTGGCAGAACGGCGGTGTTCAGAAACAACCCGATGGTGCGCTCTATCGGCATGACATTGGCGATGGGGTTGCGATCTTCGGCCTGCGTTCAAATCCTCGCGCGCTTCAGAATTATTCGACTACGAGTATGCAGATCTGCTCCGATGACGGTACGGTGGTCATCGACATGGCAGAGGCAGGAATCACCATGAGGGCACCGGGCGGTGCTTCGCTCGGGATAACAGCCGAGGGAGTAGCAACCATCGCGGCAGCCGGCGGCGGTTCTATTGAACTTTCTCCCGGCGGCAATCTTGCAATAGTGGCCCCGACAAGCGCAACTCTAAACGGAGAACCCTTAGCGGGCGGCGGATCTCCCGGCCCCCCAGGGCCAACAGGGCCAACAGGGCCAACAGGGCCAACAGGGCCAACAGGGCCAACAGGGCCAACAGGAGCCACGGGCGCGGCGGGTACCAATGGGACGAATGGAGCCACGGGAGCCACGGGAGCCACGGGGCCGGCCGGCCCTAGCTTTGCTGTAGGATCTCAAACCCTCATTGCTCCGAATGGCGGTAGTTCTTATGTAATCGGAAATTCTTCCCCCTTCGCGCCGGCAAATCCCGCCGATTCCTTTTATTTCGTAAACGGGATTAAAAGAATTTACGGAGTCTATTATTCGATCAGTGGATCGACTTTGAGCTACGAAGTTGGCATAACTCCGCCGCAATCTGGAGATACCCATGAAATTTACGCGAGTTAGTTTGTTATTCTTTTTAGCTGTTCCTTTGGTTGCCCAAAGTGTCAATCCGGCAACCGATATTCGATGGCCGAGTTGTGGGACAGGAACGGTCTATTCCCCTTCAACTAACACTTGCGTCAGTACGATTCCAAGCGGCATGATTGCCTTCATTGCTTCGGGATCTTGCCCGTCAGGATGGTCAGAAAATGACGCGCTTACAGGATACAATCCGCTCATAACCTCAACCGCAAATGCAGACGTAGGGGGCTACGGGGCATCCACTCTTAGCGCTGCGGCTCAGAGCTTCGCGGGCGCGAGCGATAGCGTGAGCTTCGGAATTATTAGCTTCGCGGGCGCGAGCGATAGCGTGAGCTTCGGAAGTATTACTTTTACCGGCTCATTAGATACCACCAGTGCAACAAGCGGAGGAACCCCGGCGGGAACCGTAGCAGCTCCTACTTTTACCGGCTCATTAGATACCACCAGTGCAACAAGCGGAGGAACCCCGGCGGGAACTAACGGAGCGACGGCAACCACGGGTAATTGCGCGGCCACGAACATTGCGGCCGGGACCGGATCAACCAATGCCTGTAAAGCCACGGCTCCCAATATTACGGTTCCCGCCGAAGCCTTCACGGGCTCCGCGCTCGCAACTCATACCCATACGGTGACACCCACGGGTACCAATTCGGCTCCCGCCTTCACGGGCTCCGCGCTCGCAACTCATACCCATACGGTGACACCCACGGGTACGGTGAGCATTGGTACGTCCACAGTGACTCCCACGGGGACGGTGAGCATAGGCACATCCACGGTGACTCCCACGGGGACGAATTCCCCCTCCGTTGTCTCAGGGGTTCCGGCATTTTATAAACTTATCGCTTGCCAAAAGGATTAAGGGTAAACTGGTTACTGTATGAGTACCGCTCCGATGTTCAATACGCTCGCGTTAGATCAAACGGCTTGGGATCTCATCATGGATTCAAGCCGTAACATCGCTATGGTTTCCCCTCCCTATGCCTTGGCTCAGGATATGGCGAGCGCAGTAAAGTTGTTTCTCGCTGAGCTTTGGTACGATACTACGCGCGGCATTCCTTATTGGACGAAAATTCTCGGCAAGCTTCCCCCAACCGCTTTGGTTATTCAATACATCGTTCAAGCCGCGCTCACCGTCTCGGGAGTGGTCTCGGCGCAATGCGTAATCAACTCTTTCAACGCTAGAACGATAACCGGGCAAATTATCTTCGTGGATGAATCGGGAAAATCAACCACTGTTCAATTTTCGGGTCCAGATCCTCCAACCGACAGTATCAGCACTATTTTGGAGGCTGAATGAGCACTGCACCAATCATTCTCGTTCAGCAGAATTCGCAGCCGAAATTAGGCGATGCGTGCGAATTCTCCATGCAATCTTCGTACCTCTTCGCAGCGAGCGTTGTACGCAGAAAGAGGGTCATTGAATCGCCCACTCCATTGAAGACGACCATGAAGTGTTATTTTTGCAATCCAAGCGCGATCTCGATTGTGCCAGAAAACTCCTTTATACCCGCTTTTATTGTTCGAATGAATGCGTCGATTGCAGTTCTGTTGCGCATGATCCGCGAATCGAAGATTGCAACGTCGATTATCCAACGTGGCTTCTACTTTTCTGTGATCCGGAGTTTCACCCTCTTTCCCTTCGCCAAGAATAAATCGATGCATAGAGACGGCTTGATAAGGAAGTTTACGGCCTGTGGTCCACGCATAAAAAGCACGAGAGCTCTTGTCCCATCTAGCATGCCAATTGAAGATTCCAACGCGCTCTGCATCGTTGGTATCGATGAGGGCATAAAGTCCATGAGTCAAAGGTACATAAGCGATCGATGGACCAATGGGAATCACTACAGGTCGAATCTTGCGATGGTAAATTCCAGCAGGCATATCTTTATAGTATCGGAAAGGTGGGCATGATGGCAACTCCTACAATTATGGTGCAACAGAACAGCCAACCCACAAATGATCCTATCGAAGGCGAAAATGGCCCAGTTTTCTTGACAGACTTGGATGCTGTTGCTCAGATAATTTATACTACATTAAGATTATTGCTTTCAGAATGGTGGGAGAATCTAGTCATTGGATTTCCTCTCTTCCAGTCGCTCATTGGCTCCTCGGGTGCGCCTGCAAATCAGGCCGGTGTCATGCTCATCATTCAGCAGACAATTCTCGGCTGTCCCTATGTGACCAAAATTCTCAATTTTAACTTTTCTCTCAATACGGCAACGATGGCGTCAACCTTCACGGCGACTGTTCAAACGAGCTTTGGTAATCTTGTCGTAACGAACGCTCCAGGATCGAGCGCCCAGGTGAC